AATTAAATCAATGTCTTTGACCTTTACTTTCATTCATGCCCCCTTTTGTACTTAACAACTTATGCCAAGAAACTTATTTGATCCATTACCTACTGCTTTTACCTCTATATCTAACATCATAGATGCCCCTTCATTAAAAGATACGTTTGTAATAACTGATCTAGGCATATCAAATCCAAATACTCCATCTGCAAGAGATGCTTGATGTGCCATCAATGTTTGACCGGTAGATGATCCAGCAACTTGTGTTGTGTTGAATCTCTCAAACATATCTAAAAAGTTATTATCATATAGAACAGAAAAAGATGCAGTTGCACTTATCTCTCCGCTCCTTGTTGCTTGTTCATATCCTGTTGAAACAATACCAGAAAAATCAACAGGGTTATCAACTGTAAGGGAAAAAGATGAAACAACCGCATTTGCAACTCCAGCAATAATTCTATCATCTGCATCAAATGCCGACATAAAATAATCATTTGCAGTAATCGCAGTATCAGCCGTTGTTGTACTTGCAGTAAGAACACCAGATGCAGATTTTGTTCCCGTTTGGAATGTTGCTGAAAACTTGATTCTACCGCCTTCTGTATTCGCATCTCCATTAAGTGTAAGGCTAGTAAGGAAACAATCCTTAAAAGCTAAATCAGAGTTACTTGCCGCTGATTTCATAATGATAGATAAAATCTGATTATCTGTTTGGTTAGTTGTTCCTACTCCGTATGAACTTGTCGCAACATTACTTGCTATGTCATAAGGTGCAGAAGTATCCAATGTAAAATGAGACAATAACAAATCAAGTCCTTCTGTTGTTGCCGTTCCGCTTACAGATATTTCTTTTACTGATGCGATATTATCTTGAAAGAAATTTGAATCTAATAAAACCCTTGATCCACTTCTTACATCTAAGGTTTGATTGATTCCTAAAGTTGGTGAACCGATACTATCAACATCTAATGCTATATAATCATTATCTGGTGAGCCACTAGAATTTGGATTGATTGTTCCATAATCATCTTGCTCTGCTACCAGAAATTGAAATAGTTTCGGATCGTATGCTGTTCCAGAGATAGCCATGTTTTAATCCTTCTTTTTTACTTGTTTTACTAATTTACGAGCAAGAGGATGAATTTTATCCACTTCGACCTCTTCCCCCTTATTGATTTGATTTATCAATTCTTCACTATAACCAGAATGCAAAAAACACCATCCCTTACCAAGTGGGATTTTGCAATCTTTCTTAATTTTAATTTTCATGATTCTAACCTTTGAACTGTTAAAGTGATATTCACTCTAGCTTTTGATTGATCTTCGTCATCCCTTTCATACTCTACCGATTCGCAAACACCATTAAAATATTCATCCTCTGTTGATGATTGATTACCAGAAAAAATAACTTTAACTCTTTCAGCTATGTTTGAAAGTTGTTTGAATACATTTTCTGAATATTGGCCCCCGGTTGTAATCTCATAAACTAACAGTAATGTGTATTGGCGTATTACAGTAGTTGCAAATCTTTCAACTACATTATCACTTATTGGAGATAAAAAGAAACTAGAGTTGCCTCTGTTTTCTGAAAAAGACATGGGAACACCGGTTATTTCTTTCGTAATTACAGATGCGACCTTATCTATCGCCTTATGTATTTGATTGGTATAATCTATCATATTCTTTCGGCTCTTACCATTTTAACAGGAGTTGCTTGTGCCTCTATTATACCAGAGCATTCTACTTCCCATGAATCATTTGTTGTTAGGACTCCATATGAAAACCTTACTTCTAAACCTCTGCCGATTGAATCATATCCACCGGATATAACTTGATTAGTTACTAGATCAGCAGTTTGTAATCCAGCAGATGAGTGACCTTTTGTTGAAAAGGTAATTGAAGTGTTATCTGTTCCCCTCGTAAGTGTTCCCCCGGAATCTATTTTTACCTCAATCAAATCATATTCAACTGTGCATCTTCCCCGGATGTCTACAATATCAGCCGTACTTGATCCAGAGACCGATTTCTTTCTTACAATTCCTTTGTTTAATGCTAGATCATTATGCTGATAAAGTGAGATTGATCCATTCCTTATTTTATCAATGATTCCTGTTTCTTCTGCATTCATGACTTGTCCGGCTAATTGATCCCGTAACTCTGTATCATACACTCCAACAATTAAACTTGCCGCTTGGTAAGCCGTTGCCATTACAATAACCTCTGGAAAATCATGCCCTGTCTTACTAGCGATCCCTACTCCCCTTCTTGGATATATAGGTTGCTGAGTCATTGATCTAATCATGTCACTCGCTCTGGGAATAATTGTATTTGTAATCAATGTATCAGTATCATTCCCGATCTCCCAGATTGCTCCATTTAATTGGCTTACATTTGTGCTTGTTTCAAAGTATTGGATAAGATTATCTGTGTATCTCCACTCCCCATTGCTTGATGGCTCTGATCCAGCCTCTGTTCCCAAATCTTCACCATCTTTGTATAAAACCGCATCCGATGTAATGTATCCGGGAGAGTATAAATTATATAGATTACTTGTTCCACTTGCTACCCAATTAGGGGATAGCAATGATCTCTGATTGTATTTCGATGCTTCCGGTAAACAAAACAAAACATCGTTTAAATCGCATAAATTTGATTCATAGGTACTCATGCTCTAAAATCTCCGAAGTTCATGTCCAAAACTTCAAACTCTGAATTTTGGAGTCTGTTAATTATTTCTGCTAATGTATGAATAGTTTTTCCATTTGGTGAAATAAGATCATAGATTTTTAATTCTTTGGCTAGTGATATTGCTTGATCTATGTTATCAAATGGATTCTCTTTTGCAAATTCATTATTCATGGCTTTTTGCAATCTTGTTTTTCTACGCTCCATTATCTTTTCCTCGGTTTATATGGGCATTTAATCATATTAATTATTTTATTATCTTTCTTTTCAATACCGCAAAAAAGCTCACCTCTATACTCTCCACAAAATCCACAAACTTTTTCTTTTATTGTACAATATGAAAACATTAATCAAGTAACTCAAAATGAACAAGATCATCAAAGTTATTATCCTTTGTAGTTCGCTTTCCTTGAAATAAAGAAGAGGCATTCCAATCTCCGCCCCATCGTATCTTAATACCTAATCGTGATGCTATCCCCAAAACAAACCCACCTAAATAATGAAAGTCATCTCTTGCTTTCCAATCAATCGGATATGGTGCAATATCAACCGCTTTCCCTTGTGTATGCTTTCCAAACTTTGTTTTACTCTTGCCTTCTTTAACTAACTGATTTTGCCTCTCTTGACTTCTTAAGCCTTCAATTACTGTTATATCAAAGTATTTTACAACCTCATCAAGAACCATAATCAAGCGATGATCTACACCTTTTAATCTTTCCTGTGATCTTTTTCCAAATCTAGGCATTTTTTAATCTCCTAACGATTGACTCCGCCCACCTTCTTCCGGGATTACCGCCCCACAAATCCCAAGAGATCGAGGCTCTAGAAATTTTTTCTTTCCTGTTCCTTCTTTCTGCTGGTGTATCATGCCGGGCAAAAAAAGATACCATTCTTCTGATTGATCTCATGCTAATGTTTGCTCCTCTGGCTAAATCTCTACCTCTTGAGACTCCAACCATCGTACCGCCTTTTTTAGATTTAGGAGCTTTCCTTCTTCTTTCCAATGCTTTCTTTGCAACCTCTTGAACGCTCTTCGGGGGAATAGGCATATTTACTATCGCTTTTTCTTTTTTCTGGAGAATTTCGGCTTTTTAGACCGCTTTTTTTTGGTCTTACCGTAATGATATGGCATTAATCAGCCTCTCCGCCCATTAATTCAGCAACCGAATCAGTACAACAATCAACTATGTTTTTAAAAAATGCTACTTCTTCCTCTTCTGTTTTATCTTTCAAATCCATTTTTGAGGCAATTTTTTTTGCTAACATGGTTTCAAATTTATCAGATTGCATTTTTTCTCTAAGTTCCTCTGCAAATAAAATCCATATTTTTTTCGCTAATCGTTTCATTTACTTCTCCTTTTTAATATTCATTACTAATAAAATTATTGATAATAAAGCCACTCCAATTTGGAGTATCTCATGCAATTCAGATAATCCGATAAAATAGTTTGCAAATGATATTGTTGCAATCTTGAAAGTATCAATCAATGTTTTCCCCCATTTATTCTGCCAGATAAATAACTTATTTTGTCGCTAACGTCATCAAATTCTTTCAGTAAGTTTTGATGCGAAGTCATAATTCCCTCATGCCTTCTATCCATTTTATCATTTATGTTTACTTTAAAAGCATTTATTGAATCAATAAGTTTTACAGAAATATTCATTGTGTTATTTAGTTCTGATTTCATGGTTGATAAATCTTGTTGAATTTCATCAATATGCTCTGTTTGTGAACGATTTTCCTTTAACAATGAATTAATCATCAAAGATAATAATACCGCTAATAAACCCAATGCAGATAATTCACCATAAGCCTCTATTAATGCCGTTGTATCCATCTATTTAATTATTACCTCTTCTATTCGTTGATGTTTATAACACCAATTACTATTATCGCTGATAGTTCCATGAAACCAATGAACCACAGAATCAACATCCACAATCTCCAGAAATACTGTATTCCTTGTTGTATCGCTTGGTGTTAGTTCTATTCCGCTTATGCTCCACCCTTGACTGCAATTCATAGATAACAGGAATATTAAAACAAGTATTGGTATTTTCATTTGGTATGATAAAGTCTCCGCTATTTTTTTTGATTGTATTCTTCAATATGTTTTTCTATTTGTGATTCATAAAATTGGCATCCGCCATTTAACTGACGAAGATTAAAAGCCATTTTTTGCCGTTTATTGCTCAAATCTAAATACTGATTAAAGTCATCAATCTGGTTTTCATTAAAATCATTTACCTTATATTCTTTACCTTTGTAGATAAATGTTTGCAATTGTGGTTTCTTTTCTTTTTTTGCCACTCGTAACTCCTGTTTTTTATTTTACTTTTTTGAAATCAGCAATCGCTTTTTTTAATCCATCGGATTGCTCTTTTGCTTTCGCAATATAATTATCATATCTTGCTTTTTCTTCTTCTAACTGTGCTAATTTATACTCTCTCTCGTTATCAGCTAATTGTTCACCGGTTTGGCTATTCCATTTTTTCTCTATCATAACGATGTATGATTCTTTTTCGCCATTGACATCTCTTTCCTTGCTTTTAAAATCGGCTGATTTACCTTTTCTTTCGCTATATTTTGCCCAATTCATACAATACTCCTTGTTTGTTAAACTTCTTCAGCTTGTTTATCTGCCCATGCTTTTTTTACCGCATCTGTCCATAATGAATCAGCTAATGCTTTTAATTCATCGCTCTCAGCACTTATATCTGTGCTTGGATTAAATGATTTTCTTTTATACGAAAATGATATTTCTTTACCATTTTCAAGAATAGATGTTTTACAGCGTTGTTGAATAATTTTATACTCTCCACGCACTTCATAATCGTATGTTTCTTTTTTTTCTAAAGCCATTATTTACTCCTTGTATTTAGTTCCACTTAATTATCTAATTAAGATGTAAAATATGTTAAAGTAACAGTTACTTCATCATTTGTTGCGAATGAACCAGCGGCAAGAGCCGATTCAACTGCATTATCTTTTATTTCAACTACAAAAAAATATTGAGTTCCTACTACTGCTTTTACACAAGCACTAACTACGTCTGCACTATAATCAACATTTCTTGTTTGAACAGTTCCAACAAACCTATCTCCCGTTTCAGTTTGGTCTGCTACTGCAAAAGGTAAGCTGAACCTTAAGCCTCCACTACCAGCAGAAGATAAATCATTTATTTGTAGCTCACCAGCAACAGTTACCTGTCTACCAATTTTTGTATATGACAAAGTATCTCCACCGCTTTGCAAAGTAAATGTTCCACTATCATCTGTTCCGCTGACAGTATGTACACCTTCTTCATAATCGTCTAAAGTGTTTGCATCAGAACTAGCGTTTTGAGTTTCTGGGAATTTTAGTTGTCCTTGATTTAATTCTACAACTGCACTATTATTAACTGTTAAGGCATCAGTAAAGCTAATGGTTGAGTTATCTGTACTACTACCAGCAACTTTAAAAGTATGTTTACCCGCTGATTGTTGATAAAGACTTGCCTCATCTTCATCAAGCCTTCTAAAACTACCTCCACTATGCTGATATACATTTTGCCCAATGCTTAGATCTCCATCAGCACCAGCAGAAGTTCTTCCAAAAATACAACCAGAGCCACCTATTTGTAATGCAGTCCTAGTTGATAGCCAAGTTGAATCTGGTGTAATATTAAGTCCTGTATTGCCATTCGCATCTACTACAAGCCTTTTAGTGGTAGAGTGATTTGTTAATACATAAAATTTAGAAGTAGCTTGGTCATACCCAACTACTCCATCATCATTTTGCCCATCATCTCCAAAGTGTATTTGACCATGGCTTGAATTACCACTTAAAATACTCATGTATGTATGACCACTATTTTCAATGGCAAAAAGAGAATCAGAATGAGCAGTTGCACTTGCATCTGCTTTATAAACGTGCAATAAAGTATCTGGAGTTGCTATATTAATGCCAATTCCAGTTGAACTCATTCGCATTATTTCAGTAGTACCAGCCTCAAATGCTAACTTTGTTGCTCCTTCTGGTGCGAAGATTCTTGCATCTTGAGTTGTACCGTCATCCTGAAAGAATTTAATTTGAGATGATTGGCTAGTGGATGGAACAAAAGACATTGTACTTGTAGCACTTCCTGATTTAGAAACTTGTAGAGTACCATCAACATCTATGGCTGGAGCATCTCCATCATTTTGTATTTTCAATACTGTGCAAGCATCAGCGGATGTGTGGTCATTTACAAATTCTACTAAATTCCTTGTTCCTCCTGATGCAGAATTAGAATATACTTTTAATAATCCACCATTAGGGTTTGAATGAGTACCATCATGTTGAATATAAACACCTACATCTGCAACTCTATGATTTACGAATAAGGAATTATCTCCGCTTGTGTCGTTTTGTATTTTTACTATTGAATCAGTTGGTGCGGCAATCCCAATACCTAATGATCCGCCTATTGTACCACTTCCACTTAAATCCAATGCACCATTCATATCAATAGTAGTTGCATTAATCTCTATTTCTGTATCACTTACTAAATCTAAAACACCATCTGCTGATTGATGTATATAAGTACCATCATCACCAAACTCTAAACGATTGGTGCTTGTTATCATTATCGCATCAGTTGCCAATGTAATTGGGAATGTTGTTCCATTATCCCCATCTTTTACTGCGACATGAGTTGTTCCATTTCCACCGCCATCATTATCTACATGAAGTAACTGCTCATAAGATGATGCGATTGATTGTCCTGTTAATGTTGCCATAATATAATCCTTTCCATGATTAAAATTTTCCTAGTCTACTTCTAGGGGTTATCTATGAGATTCCATTTTCTTGCCTCATCTTCCCATGCTTGAGATGCAGTTTCCCAATTCGCATTTTCTCCAGCAAAGTCTCCAACTAATCCAGCTAATGATGATTGGGTTGATCCTTCTGCTGATGCAAAAGCTAACTTTAATGCTGAATTAACAGAGGCGTTTGAAGTTCCAGCAGTTGCATTTGCCCACGCTCTAAGCATGGAATTTAATGATCCCGAATATCCACTTGCCTCAAGTCCGGCTCTCAAGCATCCATTCCATGATCTTCCATCTGCATCAATCCCGGCTAAGTCTGCGAAATATTCCTTTAAAATTCTATTATTACTAATTGCCATATCTTTTATTGACTAGGGGGAGCAAAAAAGCTCCCCTTTGTCATTCCATTTAGGTTCTTGTTATTGAACTTTATGAGTTAACTCAACACCGTATGTATCGGCAAGTTCTGCAGTACCGCAGAAAATACTTCCAACATAATCAGTTCTTAGAGCCGCAGCTTTCCTTTCAACTTCAACTCTCATTAACTCACCAGCGTAACCAAATCCGATAGCCATTTTTGAGAATACCGCACCAATCGCATTATCAGAAGATATTGCAATTTCTGGTGTTGTATATACATCAATACCAGCCAAAGTTCCTAAGAATCCAGTTTTCAACATATCATCTTGAGTAGATGGAGATCCACCGAATTGATTTGATGTTACTAGATCATTAGACAACCCGAATGCCCCGTACACTGCTTTGGGGTGGTGAATTAAGGCATAGGGAGCCGGGGCTGACTCAGCTTGTAACGTACCTAAAGCCGCAAATATATCATCAACAGAGATTCCATTGCTTGTATCGTTTGAAGTGTTTGAGAAATTTGAAAAATTTCCTACAATCAAACTGTCAACTTTTGCCGCTATTGCGTTCCCGACTAGCTCTCCAGCTATTCCTGTTACATCGTTTGCATTTGATAATTCAGCCTCATCATGGATCGGCACTCTGATTGAAAACATATCTAGAGTGATTGTTTTCTTTACAGAATCAAGTTCAGTTGCACTAATTTCATTTGAATCATGCTCACTATGTGCCGCTACATCTGCACTTGTTACTGTTGCACTTCCTAAGTTATAAACCGGGAATGTAATTGTATCTGCTCTATCTCTCTGTTCTTGCATAACAAGAGGGAGACAAACATTTGCTTTTGAAAAATGCACCATCGCATCGGATAGCACTTCAACCAGCGATCCAGCCAAATCCCCTGTATCATTAACTGCCATTTTTAACTCCTATTTCTTTTTGAAAATTTTGTTCCATCGTTCTTGACTTATATGAGTAAATGATGAGCGAATCCTAGAAGGTGTTTTATCCCTACCTACTGATAATGAAAAACCATCTTCAAAAGGCACTTCTTTGCCATCCAACTGATATTTCATACCATCCCTAGTATTAGCAGATGTAACTCTGCCATTTGTTGGATCGTCAAATCCATCTAGGTTAGTTGCTTTCTTATACTTGGTTGGCTCTGAAGGCATTTTTTATCCTCTTATACATTGGTAAATCAATTTTATTCTTTTGGTAATCCCTTGCGGCATCTAACAAACTTTTATATCCTTGTGTCTCTGCCGGTTGATCATTACCTACTGATGGAACTGATTGCTTATTTGAAAGTTGTATGTGAGCCCTTAAGGCATTATTATCCATAGAGCCATATATAGCTTTCTCTTCATCGCTTAACTTATCTAAAAGCATCTCTCTTTCGGTTTGTTCTTGTAGTTGATATACTTCTAATTGAGATTTCATCTCTGCGATTTGTGAATCTTTTTTTCCTAGATCATCTCTGACCATATTCAAAGCAGATTCATACTCACCTTTTGCTTCCATCTCTTTTAGTTTTCGATCTTCTGCATCCTTCAATACTTGATGTTTTAAAGAATCGAGTTCAGCTTTTAATGTATTTTTATCGTCTATTACTTCCTTAAAGCGATTATAAGGAACATCATTGACGGGAGTCTCTTTTACCTCTTGCTCTGGAGTTTGTTCGTTTACGTCTTGAACTTGACTTTCTTCGTTCATTTTAACCTCTTGATTGAGTTATCGTTTTCCTATCTTTAAATTGATAGGCTTACTTGTTTCTTTTTTCAAAGTCTTTTCTATTTGTCTATCTA